ATTCCTTGCGTCGTCCCGGCCGCATGTGAAGCTTGCTATTGCCTCGGTGAAGTCGTCTACGTTCAGGTACGTTTCGCTTAGGTGATCTGCTACGTATGCTCTGTAATCTGTCATCTCACACTCCTCAATGTTTGATAAACTAAGTATACGGTAGGGTGATACAATATGCAAGGTAAATAGAAAGAAAGTTTCGATTTATTGGCCAAAACATCGGTCGGATCCACTAAACGTATGTGTAGTACTTCCCTCCAGTCGCAACGATTCAAGTATTTCAAAGATTATGCCGACCATTAGAACAGTCAGCTCCGCTACGCTTTCTTGAGTCTGTTCAAAACAATCGGCCAAGATAGACACACATGCCCAATAAAGGATAGGTTGTCACTATGGCATCGGAAGCAAAGAAAAGACTACGCCCTCCCCATAGAGATTTCATCGCGAACTACACCGACAAACAGGCCAAAACATACGCCAACGCTACTCAATCCTATATGGGAGCTTACCCTTCAGCATCCTACCAAACCGCCCAAGTCAACGGTAGTAGGCTACTAGCCGATACTAAGATATCGAGTGCTATCGACGAAATCCTTGAAGATGCCCAAGCAGGATATAAAGTCCGCCTGCAGCACTTGATACAATTAGCACTAGGACGACATCAAACGAGTGCTACTACAGAACAGTACGATGCGGACAATAACCTAGTGAGTAAGCAAATGGCCTACAGAGATGTGAGTCCTGCTGACCGCATCAAGGCGCTGAAGGTACTCTCAGACCTAACAGGCGAGACAGAGCTTAGCAGAGCGCGTGCTGAAGTGATGAGCAAGGAGCTGCACACGCTGAGCAAGAGTCTGATGTCGCGGGCTGAGAGGGTGGTGTCAGGGGTAGAGGGTGGGAACGGTGGTGGCGAGTATAGTATTCATAGTCCCTCCGAAACGCTCAACCCCAAAAAGTCGACCCCCGGAAGCTTCTGAAGGCACCCGGGAAGGCACCCCGGAAGCTTCTGAAGGCACCCGGGAAGACCTTGGTATCATAGACGAGAAAGGAGAGTTTGATGAATAACACATGGCAAGACGGAGAGATTGACCCTGACTTTGCGGAAGGGTTTAAGTCTGGATTCACACCTGATCGGCCGTTACTGAGGCGACTTGGGAAGGCTATACGTGATACACCTGGAGACATCTGGGACATGATCAAGAGCATAGGAGGGGAGCCTGACGAGCCTGGGTATGGGGGTGAGGGAGAGCCTGACCTACCTACCACGATTGGCCGAGGGATGGAGGAGTATCGGAATAAGGAAGCTCCGACCACGGCTACCAGGCAGGGTGCTATGGACCAAGGGCGAGATGAGTATGGTACAGCGATGCCCGAGGGTGGATCTATGCGGATAGGGCAGTCTGCACGACCAGGTGGAGTAGAGGAAGCTGCTCCTGCTCCTGCTCCTGCTCCTGTAGAGCAGATAGGGGCAGAGCTTGACTATATTTTTGCTGACGGGGCTACGAGTGCACATTCTCGGATGCGGCGGGTATTAGCTGAGTCTGTTGGGAAGCGTACTCTGGGGGACTCGGGCTGCAGCGAGGGCAGCATCAGATGCTTATGCTGCGGTTACTGGGAGAGATCCGGTATGGACTGCGGATGATTTGACTGAAGTGTTAACTGACCCGGCCACAGCAGAGATCATACTTCAGGGCCTATGAACCAGTGGGAAGAGCGCTCAGCTAAGCTTTATGAGTCTTACGTCAAGGAGTATCAGGAGGCTGGTGCTGGGGATAGGAGTAAATACCTTGCCCTGAGGATGTTGTGTTTGACTGACTTGGGGTTTTTGGCCCGAGAGGTATTCAACCTGAAGAACGCGAAGGGGTTGAATGGGAGGAAGCGGTGGTATCCACCTATTCATGAGCGGCTATGTGACCATCTTCAGAAGCCTGAGGATTCGCTGATCCATCTTTCGCGAGGGATGATGAAGACCACGGTTGGGATTGTATGGTTGGTTCAGACGGTTTTGAGAGATCCTGGTAATGTACGTATAGGGCTGTGGAGTAAGAGTGCGAAGCTGGTTGAGTCAGAGTTGAAGATGATCAAGAACGCCTTTTTGAACAAGAAGCTCTTGGAGTTGTTCCCTGACCGGTTGATTGCTGACACGCAGAAGTGGGAGGTCAACAATTCCACTCAGATGACCATTACTCGTGATGTTGAGGAAGATGAAGAGATCCCTGTTGATCAGAAGAGGGAATTGCGGCCAAATGAGAACCAGGTCGAGGTATGGGGAGTCGGGTCTACTGCAACGGGGCGGCATTATGACTTCCATTACTACGATGACGTGATTGATGACAAGAACGTCTCTACTGCTGATCAGATCGGCAAGATCAGGGATTGGTGGGGTGCTGTACAGGCTATCAAAGACCCTGGAGCTATTGAGAAGATCATTGGAACTCCGTGGCACCAGATGGACCTCTATGCCACGATCAGAGAAGACAACCTCTTTGAGAAAGAACAGATCATCACGATTCCCGGTGCTACAGAAGACGGCAACATACTTTACCCCTTCTTCACGAAGGACTTTCTCAATAAGCAAGAGAGGATCATGGGGCCGTATCTGTATGCCGCGCAGTACTGTCTCAACACTCTACCGAAGTCTGACAGGATGTTTATTCCTCCCTACCCGCAGTATTTGGCCAACGACTTCCCAAATGACCCGGCATACTATATATCGGTTGACCCATCTACGGGCCGGTCTAAGAGGCATGATAAGACTGGTATCTGTGTAGCGGCGGTGAGTGAGAGCGCCCCGGATAGGCTGTACTTCGTAGAGGCTGAAGGATACGCGCTTAGGACAGAGCAGTTGGCTGACAAGCTCGTGGAGCTTACTGAGAAGTACCAACCGAGACGGATAGGGATAGAGAAGAACCTTTTGTATGAAGGGTTAGAGGCTCTGTACGAGTTGAAGTTCAAAGAGCGGCGGGAGAAGATGCGGCACCCTGAGTTTTGGCCTGTGAGTCAGGGTGGAGGGGCTGGGAGCCCGAATAAGGCCGATAAGATCAATCGTACCATTGGTGCGATGGTCAGGGATCAGAGGGCGTTGTTTCTGCCTGGCATGAAGACGTTATTCAAGCAGATGTCGTTCTTCAACCCGAATGCGCAGAAGAATGATGATGATGTTTTGGATGCGGCTGGCATGATGGTACAGACGGTTCCCTACTTCGCCCCGGCTCATTGGATGGGCAACGGACGCGAGGCGCAACCGTATATGACCGTGAAACAATGGGATGGCTTGTTTTTTCCCACAAAACAGGGCAATATAAGAGATCGTGTATTTTCGAACTAGGAGGGAAAATGGAGTATCAGAAGATAATGTCGCGGGACTATACCGAAAACGAGAAGGGTCAGAAGCTTGGGACGAAGCAAGTGCCGTCCTGGAAGTTCTGGAAGATGGGCCTTGTCAGCAAGAATGAGGGCAATGGTCAGCACGGAAGACTCGTCGGTAACTACGTGACAGCAGAGATTGAGGTTGCCGGGGGCCTAGACAGGTGACTGTTGAAGACCTTGAGGATCTTCTTGAATCTGGTGGTCCTATTGTAGCTCCTACTGCTGAGCAGCGGGGCAACAAAGCCATTACTGGTCCGAAGATAGAGATCGCGCTTGGTTCAGGCGAGAAGGCGTGGAGCCCAGCTGAGATCAAGGAGATTATCGCTATGGTTGAAGGTGAGAAGCCAAAGCGAGGGAGACCGAAGAAAGATGATGGAAAAACTAGTTCAGGAAATGGACCCGCAGGCGCTGGGTCAACTGATAGCTCAGGTGACGAATCCTGAGCAATTCATTCGAAAGGGCTTGAACGAAGCCAGGGAGCCAGGACAGCGTGGTAATATACGAGTTCCAGTGCAACAAATGCCGGAAGGCCTATACCGTGCCCCTCGACCCCCACAGCGATGATCTGACCCATCAAGAGTGTCCGAAGGGGCATGAGATGGAGCGGGTCTTTAGCTTTCAGTTGGGGCATATCGATTGGGTTAATGGTGGGTTTCACGGAGACGAGACGAATCTTGGTTTAGGAAAGAAGTTCAAGAGTGCGAAAGAGCGGGACTACTATGCCGCTGCCAACGGATTTGTGAAGCAAGAGAAATATGGCGGTGACGGCGTAGACCATAAAAGTTATGACCGTCGCTTGAAGGCTAAGCAGCGTGCCGAGAAACGGGCCAAGGAGAAAGCTAATGGCTAAGGAATACAGCGGAAAGGCCAAGTCTCAGTTGATGCCCGAGGAGACTGCACAGGATGACAAGCTAAAGACTATCAAGGGCAAAATAGACGACATCTTTACCACGACTAAACCAGTTCGTGAGCAGATGACTCGTAACCTTGAGTTGTTTGAAGGCAAGATGTGGAAGACTGACGATGAAGAGTTCCAAGGTGAGAACCGATCTCAGGTTCAGTACAACACGATCTTTGCGGCTATCCAGTCTGTCGCCCCCATGGTTACCGATAATCGCCCGATTACACGGATTGCCCCTCGCTTCCCTTGGATGGAGAAGATAGGGGTTACCCTGAATCATGTGACGAAGTATCTGTGGAACGCTCTCGATATGCAGATGACTCTTTATCGTGCGGTGGTAGATGCCATGGTTTTTGGCCACGCGATATTCAAACTCGGCTACAACCCAGATAAGAGCCACGGTGGAGAGGTGGAGCTTTCACTTGTCGATCCAAGGGACTTCTTTATCGCCCCTGGGTATGACACGGTGTGGGAAGCTCCTTTCTGTGGTGTCAAGGCCGACAAGCCGATTGCTTGGGTCAAGAAGTACTTCGATGTAGAAGAAGTTAAAGGTGCCGTAGACAAGACCAACGGTGACAAGGCCAAGAAGAACTTTAAATTTGGCGACATCGACAACATCCAAGGTGAATGCTACTTCGTTACTGTATACGAACTGTGGACCCGCGATGACGATGCGTATGAAGAGTTCTTTGAGGAAGAGGAATACGAAATCGACGAGACTGAAGAGTACGAGGAAGACGGTGAGGTAATGGAGCGCCCGAAGATGGGCACTAAGAAAGTGAAGAAGGAACGGCAGAAGTACCCTTATGGGAAGATCTGTTACTTCACAGAAGAGCAGTGGCTTGGTGAAGAGGCCGCACAGGACGAACACAACCTACCGCCCTATGTAGAAATGTGGGACTATATCAAGCCGCATGATTTCACAGGAATGAGCGAGGTCACTCAGATTGAGGGGCTACACAAGGAATTAAACCTGCTCCTGAAGTATTTGAGCGAGTATGTACGCCGGTACCACAATCCCAACATCCTTATTGACACTTCCACGATGATCGACGAAGAGATGATCAAGAGCCAGTACTGGGAAGGCGGTAAGGCGTTCACCTTTGACGGCATGTCGGCTATGGGACGTCCTCCGATTCAGCCACTCATGGAGCCACAGCTTAATCCCCAGGTATTCAACCTCTTCACGATCCTTCCGCAGATCATAGAAGAGGTATCTGGTGTCACAGATGTTACTAAGGGTAATGTCGGAAAGCAGGAGAGGCAGAGTGCAAGCGAGATCGCTATTCTCCTTGAATCCAGCCACACGAGAACCCGGCAGCGCGTGAGGAACCTTGAGTGGTCGCTGAAGCGTGTTTACTACATGCTGATGAGACTTGTGTTGCAGCACTACGAAACTCCGAGGACGGTGAACTACGAAGAGGGTGGGATACGTCAGTACGCTGAGTACGGCAATGACAAGGCGATGGCGAACGACATCATGAAGCCACAGCCACTTCCCGACCGTATTGATTACAACCCCAAGACTGGACGGGCGGTAGTCAAGGACATTGGTGTTCCCCTCACGGACCCAGAAGACCTCAAGATTCTCAATGAGTACAAGAGGGAATACGAGGATTATCAGAAGTTCCTCCAATTCTTCAATGATGTCGGAGATCTCGATCCTATCTATTTTGACTTCGATATTGAGATCCAGACTGACTCGATGTTGCCGATGGACAAACAGGCGAGAGCGAACCTATATTTGAGATTGCTGCAAATGAAGGCTATAGACCCACAAGCGGTATTGGAGTTCTTGCAAATACCGAATGCTTCTGAGATAATCAAGCGAATGAATGAACGGGAACAAGCTGCAAAGGGCGGTGGCCAGCAGATGGACCCGAGACAGCAGCAATTGATGCAACAGAATCCGCAACTTGCCCAGCGGTACATGCAAGAGACAGGGCAGGGAGGTTAAATGGCTGATATGCAACGACCCCCGGAAGGGGCACCACCACAGGGTGGACAAGATCCAATGAGTGCGAATCGAAGTCCGTTTCATCCAGCGGACGCAGCGTTTATGAAGAAGTCAGGGCAGATGAGTGCTGATATGAGTTTTGGCCAGTTCATGGAAAGCTCATTTGGCATTAAGTGGGAAGAGCCACTTCAGACTGCCGTTCAAAAGATGCAGAAGAATGTTCAGAACGCTGATCCTATTAAGAAGATGCAGAACATCGCAGGATCACCGGGTGGAGCTCCTCCCGGACCGCAGCAGGGAGCACAGAAGCCGATGCCGCAGGGCAGGAAGCCGATGGTACAGTCTGGTGGATTAGCGGGTATCATGTCCCAGATGGGGCAATAAGGAGACTAAATGTCTGACGAACAGATGGCAGCAGAAGAGGCTATGGATTCTGTTGTCGATGACGGCGGGGCCGTTGATGAGGTCGCTGGGGGCGATGAGAGCACTGGGAGTGCAGAAGGAAGTGATCTTCCCGAGTTCAAACCATTCGATTGGGAAGAAGACGGAAAGAAGTTCACTTTCAGTAGACGGGCTGAGCTGGCCGATTTCCTGAAGAACAGGACTGGGCAGGCGAAGTCTGAATTGCAGCGGGCGCGAGAGCGAGCCCAGCATTTTGAGAAGCGAAGCGGCGAGCTTCAGACCAAGGAGCAATCCTTGAATGAGGCGTATTCGAAGATATCCAAGATGGACAAGTTCCTGAAGGAAAATCCGAAGATAGCGCAGCGAATCGCTCAAGAGATGCAGGGATCGAAGGGGAGCCCGGAACTCGACCAGCTTCTTGAGGAGCGGCTTAAACCGTTCAATGAGAAGTTGAGCAAGTACGAGAAGGCTGAGCAGGAAAGGAATGCTGAGCAGCGAAGAGGGAAGACGTTCAAGCAGTTGGAGGGCGAAGTCGAAGGATTCGACCGTTCCCAAGTTTTGGCCGAGATCAACCGGTTGCAGGAATTGCCTGAAGATCGGGGAGAGGCCGCACTGTACGAACTCGTCCACTACGCATTGCAGGGGAAAAGAACCCCGGCTGATGTGGAGAGAAAGTTCGCTGAGTCTGCTTCCAAGAGACGCCCACCTTCTGTTACCTCTACTACTGGTCGTGGGAAACAGGAGCCTGACCCGAGTCAAATGAGCCGGTCTGAGCAGCAAGAGTATGCTTTGAGGATCATGGATTCGGTTAAGTAACTCCTGACTAACTACAGGAGGACGACATGGCAATTAGCATTGCTCAGATCAACGCTATCAGTACGGCTGTATATGACAAGAAGATCAAGCAGCAGGTATATGATGAAAACCCGCTTCTGAAGAAGCTGCGGGACAACGACAAAGTTACCATCGCTGGTGGTGACGATATTAGATTCCCGGTTCGCATCAAGCGACTCGGTACTGCAACTGACGTTGGTTGGGATGACCAGGTTACGTGGCAGGCCATCGACACTCGTACTTCGGGTGTTCTTGAGTGGGCGGTTTACCGCGCAGAGACTATGCTTCGATGGGAAGAGGATGCGAAGGCTCAGGACGGAAAGCAGCGGATTGTAAATATCGTTGAAGAGAAGACCTCTGAGCTTTCTGAGGACATGGCGTATCGCCTTGCGACCGATCTCTTTGCGAGTTCGTTCACCGATACCAATAAGATTGTCCCGATCCCGACCATCGTAGACGCCGAAGACTCTTACGCTGGAATCGCTGTTGCAGACACCGAGACCGATGCTTGGAAGGCTGCGAGTGAGGACGCCTCTACCACGAAGATGACCCGAGCGGTTCTCTATGAGGACATTGAGGGTGCGAAGTTCGGAACCAACGGACCCAACTTCTTCATCACGACTCGTGATCTTGCGGCCAACTACAATGCGCTGCTGGGTGCTGACGAGCGGTATGTGAACGTGAAGGAAGCCAACGCTGGATTCAACGGTCCTACTCTGTATGGACATCCTGTTCTTGGCGATCCGTATGTGAGTTCTGGCGATTTCTTCGGCCTGGACCTCGATGCGTTTGAACTCTTCGTGATGAAGGGCAATGACATGACAGTCAGTAAGTGGGTTGATCTTGCCCCTGCCGGTTACCCGGATTCGAAGGGTAAGGTTGTGAAGAGCGTATGTAACCTTGTTTGCCGACGCCGCCGGACCAACTTTAAGCTCACCGCACTGACGGGAATCTAAGGAGGATCATATGGCCCCTAATTATGATGGGTTTACGAGTACGCCTTCCTACTTTAAGTGGGAAGACTCTCACGATGGAAAGCGGTATCGCTATGCTGTGGCGCACGCAACTCTGGTTGTTGGTACTCTCTATGCGCTCCTGCCTGACAAGACGAATCACGCTGTTACTGCGGCAATCGCAGACAACGCTTTGACGTTCCGGGTTGGTGTTGCTCTTGAGACCACGCCTACCGGAGAGGTGGCACGGCTTCAGACTGGTGGTGTGTACGATAGCATGACCACGCCGTCGATCAGTGTGACCACGGGTCATACTCTTGAGATCGCTGCTGGGGCTGTTGCAGACGGTGCCGCTCTTCCGATTCAGGATGCTCAGCAGTTCGCGGTTTACACTGGTGATACCAGTTCGAACGCAGATACCCACACTGTGTATCTTTTGGACCGTGAGATCACGGGGTCGACGTAGGTTTAATAGGGTTGGGGCTTATTAAAAAAATAGGCCCCAATCTTTAATAGGAGGCGCTATGACTCTTGCGGAACTGCGAACCCAAGCACGTGAGTTTGCACGAGCTGATACTACGGCAACGTCCGATGTACGGCTTAACGAATACATACAGAATGCGGTGGATCGGTTCTCGCGAGATGTAAATGGGTTTCCTATGGACGTTAACTTGCAGATAGCTGCTGCGTTCGATACGGAGACCCATTTTGCCTTTCATGTGACGATAACTGGGGGAGACCTCGTTGCGATAATAGACCAAGACGTAGTGATTACGGCCACTGCGAGAGAGGATGCGACAGGAACTACTGTTGCCTCTGATTTGCAGACTGCTCTTAGGGCGATGACGGGAGCGGTGGGTACTGAGACCGTAACATGGGCGAACTTTTACTTCACGATTGACTTCAAGCAGGGTCCCTCTTCTGATGGGCAGATAATTATATCTGCTCCTGATGCGAACACCTACACGAACGCGCTTACGATTCTTGGCCTACAAGCTGGGACTACCACGGATTCAAATATCGTTACAGGTGGATTCCCTCAAGGATGCACGAAGTACGTGACACTTCCGAGTGACGCGATTGCGATTGACCGAGTAGAGTGGGATTATGATGAGCTTGTAATGACAGGGCTTGAATGGGTCCAGTCGAGCGAAGACCAAGGCGACCCAACTCACTTTGCGATCCGTGGGCGAAGACTCTATCTCACGCCGTCGCCAGACCGGCAGGACAGGCTTGAGGTATGGTATAGAGGCCAGCCGACACAGATAGTATTCAGTGGGTATCAGGAACTAGACATTACAGGGCTGTCTCCAGAAGACCCGACTGGGCTTTCTGCTTCAACCCTGTACCATTTCAATGTTTCAAACGATGGTGGCCCGAGTCTTGAGTACGACATCACTACTGCATCAGATACCAGCTACAACGCTGTGATACTCCTGATGAACACCGAGGTCAATAACAAGGCGACGTTCAGCATTACCACTGATGGTAAGTTCAGGTGTACGTCAGACAACGTTGGGCAGGGGTCTTCTATATCCTTGGCCGCTGGAGACACGGCCCCTGATTTGTTCGCAGCACTTACGGGGTGGAATGCGTTTGAAACTGCGAATGCTTCCGACATAAACCTCCCGACCGAAGTACCGAGTGATTACGAAGAGGCTCTTGTGTGGCTCACTGCTCTCTACCTTGCGCGTGCTTCGTGGGACACTGAGGCTGCGAATATCTGCATGGCAGAGTACAGGGACATCATGAGGCGATACAGAATGCACTATGCGAACTTGAACACGACGATAGAAGAAAACTTTCATAGGGGGTATCCGAGGGTCGGCAATGTTATCCCGAGGCAGGGTTTCTAATGGCCAAGACCAAGACAGCGCGACAGTTTGATTTCAGGGGTGGCTATCAGTCAAACCTTCCTCCCGACCTTACTCCTCCAAACGTTCTCAAGACTGCTACGAACATCTATTGGTACGGACAGATCACCAAGCGTCCAGGATGGGATAACCTCTCTACCTCCTATCAACCGAATGATCCTGTTGGCATGAGCCCACGGGTTAAGCTCAATGGTACGTGGTACACGATCATCGCTGACGACTCTGGTACTGTGGTTAAGTTCTACTACGGTAACACTGCTGGGTACACAGAGATCACCGATGGTGATTCTGCTGCGTTCACATGGACTACGGCGAAGAACGTAGAGATGCGGGAGTTTGACAACAAGATCATCGCGGTGAATGGGACTGATAAGCCCGTGGTTATTTACTACGATGGGTCCAAGATCAGCGTTCAGAGGCTTGAGGAGTACGATGAGCGCATCCGAGGCGATGATGAGTGGTATGCTGGCCTATGGGACGATGGGGCCTCTCCTGAGTTCGTAGACGACACTACAGACGCACAGGACGAAGGGTCTGATGACTGGAAGATCGCAACCGGTGGGACGAACAATGACGGGTTCTACATAGCCGGGGTCAGTCCATTCACCAAGATCGTGATGTCGAGCGTGAGTCAGTTCGATGGGTCTCCTGTAGCTGAATATGCCTATTACGCAGGAGAGGGGGGTTGGACGACTGTTACCCCCCACCTCAGCTCCAACGTGGACTGCTGCTGCCGGGGATAGGACGGTTGAGTTTGATCTTCCCTTTGACACTGACGGGACACTTCTTTGGCAGGCGTATGGAGATGTAGATGCCCAGATCGATCCAACGGGTGTTCCTGGTGGGCGCTAAATAGGTATATATTCCGTGTACGCTTTTACCACTGCCCCTACTTCGGACCAGACTGCTGATTCGGCTGTTGTGTCTCACACGCAGTACCTCTCACAGATATTCTTGAATGAAGCACCACAGGCTATCACAGTACACAAGGAGCGATTGTTCCTTGCTGCCGGGAATGCCTTTCGCTACTCCCCTCCCAACCAGATCAAGAACTGGAACTCTCGTGACATTGAATACTGCGAGGATGGTGGAGTAGAGATCAGGATGATGGTTTCGGCCAACGCATACCTTGCGATCCTGAAAGACGCCTATATCTATCGGTACTTCGGAACCACTACGAACAACTTCGTACTCAGGAGCTACCCGCATGAAGGGGTTACTTCTAAGCGCGGGGCGGCTTTATGTGGGTAATGTGGTTGTGTATACAGCCGATGACGGTATTAGGGTTTTGGCCGGGGAAGACTCCGTGCTGGCTTCTCGGCATATCCAAAGCGACTACGACGGCTGGACGAAATCCAACACTGTTGTGGCCAACTACAACGGGGATGCGGTGATATCCTTTCCTACTAGCTCAATTATCCTGTGGTCTGACACTGACACGGCGAGAGAGGATCAGGTTAATGCCGGGGATGCTGCAATGTCGTTCTGGAAGTGGACAGGCCAAAACGCTGAAGAGATCTGGTACTCTAAAGGAGCTGCTGACACTGAGCAGCTAATCCTACTCGATGCCACGAACACTCGGTTAGTGAAGTCTACTGCTGACGCTTTCGATACCGCATATGACACCACTGAGACAAATATCTCTTGCACACTTGAGACCTCATACATGAGCACGGCTACACCGAACCAGAAGAAGAGATATCGCAGAGTTAAGATAGATATGTCTAAATCGGGCGATTGGACATTTACGATCTCTGGTGACAACGGAGACGCGACAGCTACAGCGACGATAGAGAGCGGAACGGGAACATCGCATTACTATGCAGATATCTCCATTCCCTATACACTTGATGGGCAGAACATTAGCTACAAATTGGTCAATCAAACTGCCAATGATGTGGAGGTGTTTGGCTTCTCGACAGCATTCGAGGGGAGGGCATTCTAATGGGATTCAGAGATGATCCATTTGACACGGGACCAATTCCTACCGGATTTGACCCTATTGATCCTTTTGACGAAGGTGATACTCCTAATCCTGGACCCCGGAAGCCCCCGGAAGCCCCGGAAGCCCCGGAACTGAAGAATGGTACGATGAGCAAATGGAAGATGCTGCAGCTGAGGCCGCAGCAAGAACGCAGGCCATAAAAGACAAGATCGCTGACATTGAAGGACGGGTTGAGGAAATACCTTCTTTCGAAGAGTGGGCGTCCGAGCAGGGTGTGTCTCTCAATGATGTAACTGGATCTGATGAATATGCCGGGCTCACAGGGTTGATAGACCAACTACAGGCTGGTCCTACAGAAGGAGACTATGACGCTGGATACGAAAACGCAGCGAGGCTGATGGGGCTTTCCCCTGAAGAAGCTCAAATGCTTATCGGTAATCTTTCGAAGAAAATGGCTGGTTACGAAGAGGGAATGACTGAGGAAGAGCTTGCTGATGCCGGTATACTCGATCAGTTTGCTGGCATGTCTCCTGAAGAGCGAGCACTGAGAGAACGGCAGAACCAGTCTAATCTTCGCATGGCAGAGCAACGGGCCACGAGGATGGTACAGGACTCTCTCGCTGACACTGGTTCTACAGCAAGGATGCTTCAGACGGCTGATGCAGCAACAGCACAGATTAACAACATGCAGCTTCAGCAGGACGCAAGTCTTGCTCAAGAACAGTTCGAGCGTCAGATTGCAGAGTTTAGTGCGAATAAAGAGACATGGGCGCAGATGGTTCAGACAAACCAGATGGGCGTACAGCAGTACATAGAGAACATGCAGCAGTCCATGGGTATGGCAGTTCAGGGATACGCAACGCAGATCAATGCGCTATTCCAAGAGAATCAGCAGTACCTACAGCAGTATGAGACAGAGAGAGACACAATGCTTTCGCAGATCAACGCCCTGTACAATGCTGCTCAGCTAGAGCTTGGTGTTGTTCAGGCCGAAATAGCTATGATGAGTGAATTGTTCGCATCAAAGGTACAGCCGCGCCTTGACGCACTTAACGACCAGATGATTCAGGATGAGATGGGGCCAGATTGGGGCAGTCTGCTTTTTAATGGAGCACAGCTAGCTGCTGGAATTGCAACTGGTAATATTGGGTTGATAATAAGCGGTGGCGCAGGGATCTTGGGATAGGAGGATTAAATGGCATTCAGTGATTTGAGAGGACAGAGCCTCAACAGTATAAACGACCTCCTTGGAATGAAAAACCAGAGAAGGATGCAGAGATCTCAGAACATTTCCAACATTGGTTCTCAACTTATGAACCAGCAGTTCACCGGCCAAGAGAACGAAGCTGACCGCGAGGCGCGTCTTGGCCTACAGACCGCTGGTGATGAAGCTGCTGCTGAACGACAGACCGCTGCTGATGAGGCTGCTTACGATAGGGCTGCTCTTGGAGAAGAGGGCGCTACTGAGCGCACCAATATCACTGCCGGGACTCAGCGTGACATATCCGCTGACAACGTTCAGCTTCAGAGAGATCTTGAGACATCCGGTAACGAAGCTGCACTGGACCAGCTCGTCGAGAAGTACAGGCTCGCCGAAGAGCAAGACGCTGCGTTCTACGAAGACTTTGAAGATGGGCCTATCAATATCACCGATTTCACTACCGGGGAAGATGTCACTATCAATTCAGCGGCAGAGTTCCAGGCGTATCTCGAAGACAAGATTGCCAAAAGGCAAGCTGCAATGGCTCGCCTTGAAGCATCGCTTAGAGATTCAGGATCAGGCAATGATTCAGAAGAAGTCTGGACAGCATTTATGCAGGCAAGGGAATATGTTCGCGGCCAAGACATCCTTTATGATGATGAAACGAAGAAGTGGATGCCTATGTCGTCTCTCGATGAAGAGACATTCATGCGTCTTGCTGAAAAGTCGCTTGCAGCGCAGGGGCTCGATGAGTCTGGATATAATGCGGCTCTTGATCTTTTGGTCGAAGAGTATCGTTCTGGCCAAGTAGAGGAAGAGCCGGGGACTACACCTCCTGGTGAGGGTAGGAGCGGTGGAATAGTACAGCTCACCACACCCATCGGGCAGGCATTCAACGAAGAGGGCGACGGGTTTTTGTCTCGTTCGGTTGCTCCATTGATGGAACTTTTCGGGCGTATAGCTCCTGGAGCATCAGAAAGGCTTATGGGACCAGGATATTACCCTGATGTTCAAGAGGAAGAAAGGATACCAGAGGCGAATGTCACCGATAGGGAGAGAGACTTGTTCACTCAGCTAATTGAACTTCTTCCTACCGCTTCGCCGCAAGAACAGGCATTGGCTTCGCAGTATATAAATGACATTACTCAACGGGGTACTACTGCTGAGATAACTACTATTCTCGATTTCCTTTCACGGGCTGGGCTTCAGCAATCCGGCGGTGACGCTTTTCAGTTCAATAGGAGAGATTAATGGGTGACTATAATCCCCTTGGCGTTTCTGGCCTGATAAGACCAGAGCGTCCCTCTCGGCCAGAACGAAGAGGGCTTACAGATTATGAACAGAATCTCAGGCCCTACTACCAAGCCGAGCAAGGGGAGAGGCGAGAGGAAGCGAACAAACTCAAGCCAGTCCAGTGGATATTCGACCGTCTCCAAACAGGCCAATACGTCAGTGCTAATATCACCAATGAGATAATGGATATCCTAGACAATGACCCAGAAACAGTTGGTAACTTTGGCCAAGCGGTATGGGAAGGGATTACAGGAGAACGGAAAGGCTCTTACACGGACATCCTTGATCGAGCTGGTGTGTTGCAGGGGAACGTATTCCAGAATGCCAAGGAAGGTGGTCGGCTTGCAGAGATGAAGTACGCTGACCTTGCTGGGTTCGTTGGGGATGTCCTGCTCGATCCCACAACCTACCTGACCTTTGGTATCGCACCGGGGGTAGGGACTGCGACCAAGGCAGCGCGGAATGCTGCACAGGACTTTGCTGAAGACTCTGTACGTCTCATGCTCAAGCAAAGTACCCAAGATCCCAGCCTTTTGGCCCGCTTCGCACCCAATAAGATGGGCGTCATAGAGGAAGCCGCAACAGGCAGCAGGAAGCTCATCAGAGAGATGATGGGAAGAAGCGACGATCTAGGCATGCTCCTTGATGTAACCTACAGACAGGCCCGTGACGCTGCGCTGAGCAGGACTGGTGCTGAGTTGGCTGGCGAGATGTCAGAGGGCATCGCAAAGGTTGGTAGTGAAGGGCTTGAAGGCGTGATGGAGCGTCTGTCTGGTCGTGGGTATGCTGGGGCTGGTGAGCACTCGGCAAGGTTCCTCGGCAAAGAGTTCATGCAGCGTGGTCCAGGGGCTCAGGAGCGAGGTTGGGAGAAGTTCAAGAACGTTCTTCGGCCAAACCCTGAGAAGTCAGATTTCCGATCTGCAATGTGGGGGATGATGAACAGGGGCGTAGTTGGAGAGCTGCGTCAGATGTTCGAGTTCCGCAATCCCTATCAGAAGGCTATCAGAGCAAGAGAACTTGAGGTTGATGTTGGTGGTACACGCATAGCGAACGAAGAACTCATGCGTAGTATGAGGGTTCTCGATGAAGTACCCGAAGAAGACCTTACCAAGATTGTTGATTTCTTTGCCGCGAAACAGGATGCGAAGCTCGGTGCTCGTGAGGGCGCTTCCATTACTCAAGACATCGGCGTAGACATGCAGTTCGGCCCCGAAGTGTCTGATGCTGCATACAAGCTGAAGGAAGTTCTCGATAGCTGGAACATGCGTGAGGGTCAGTGGGCTAAAGATCTTGTAGAAGACCCAGCCAAGTACATGGATTGGTATCTTCCCGGTAGATGGCGACAGAACCTAAATGGCGCTGCTGATGTCAGAAAGACTGCCAAGTACTCCATAAACCAGAGGGTAGACCAAGAGGTGAACAAGCTGAAGTTCATCTTCGGCATGGATGACCAGAAGGCCAGGCAGATTGTAAACTCAAACAGCACGAACCTGATTACTGACGTTAAGGAACTTGTAGCGGGCAGAGCGATAGTTCACGGTAAGGCGAAGTCTCGCCATGACATGCTTCTCCAGTTCAAGGAAATGGGGATCAACCTGAATGACGCTGCTGACCCTGCTGCACAGAAGCTAATAGAGGGTGGTGCTAAGCTTAACCTGAATCAGATCGGGCTTAATTCTGTCAACCACCCAGCATTCGAAGGGTATGTGTTTGACGATGACGTAGCCGATATCATCAATAGAACGCTCACAACTACAGGCCAAGACGCCAACCTATTCAAGCGCGGCATGGCGAAGTTCTCTTCCTGGTGGAAGGGCATTGTCACAATGACTACCGGGTTTCACGCGAGAAACTTCATGTCGAACACCACTACACAGTTTCTCAGGCATGGGACGAGGGCTTTCAACTTCAAGGAGCAGGCTGACTCTATAGCGGCCGTTGCCTACGCTCTCAGGAAGAGCAATCCCAAAAAGTTCCTCACTGAGATCGGGATAGATGATAGCTGGATCGCTAAGCACCTGAACAATCGATACGGACAGTACACCGTTAGAGAGTTGGCCGACGAAGCTCTCTCTCGTGGGGCTATTTCAGAGAATACCATGGGCTTTGACCCACAGGACTTGGTAGAGAAGATGGGGCAGCAGAAGAAACTTCTCGGTGGTGGGCTTAGAGATGCGTCACGCAATGTTGGCAGTTCTTGGAGAACGTCCCAAGGTTTCAGTCATTCCTGATCGACTACTCTGATTTGGCCACACAGGTGATCCCTGAAGGTGTAGCGAAAGAAGTTTATGAGAAGACCACGTTGGATTGGGCAGCTCGACAGGCCAAGAAGTGGTTCCTTGATTACTCAGACCTCACACAGTTCGAACAGAAGACCATGAAAAGCATTGTGCCGTTCTACACCTGGATCAGGAAGAACTTGGCGAACCAGATAGACGGTGTCGCTCTCTACCCAGAGCTTTATTCGATTATGCCGAAGATCGAGGATCTTGCCCGACTCGAAGATCCTGACTACGACCCCGAGATGGTCCCTGAGTGGATGAGGGAAGAAGGCATGTTCCCCATAGCACAGAGAGAAGGTGCGATGCGGATGTTTAGGCCTGATTTCGCACACATGGACTTGAACCTCATCCCTCTCGCATGGCAACCAGGGAAGCTGTGGCCGGAACTCTCAGGGGAACAACTCAGAGATGAGCTTATCAACGCTACAGCCCCGTGGATACGAAGAACCGCTGATCGCCTGAGAGGGGCAGAGAACCCGTACAACTACTTCTACAAGGATGATTACGGGCCAAAAAGCAGAAGCTCCGTACGTTGTCAGACTCTTGGCCTCTCGACCTGGGGTCATGCCTATTCTCGATGGGATGCTTAGGAAGATGGGATATGAGGATGGGGCAGGGTTTCGGGAGCGAGATGGCCGGGTAGAGGTAGACTCTCTTCTCGTGGCGCAGCTTGAATCTTTCCTCCCAGTTCTCAGGCAGCTTGAGTTCGTCTTCTATTTGCCACAGATGATCCCTTCACTGAAGAATGGACTTGATAGTGTAATTAGTAACGCAAGCGCGCAGAACAAGTATGAAGACACAGAGATGATGATGCAGCAGCTTGGGTTCTGGCTTGGAATCAAGACCATGGATATCGATCTACAAGAAGAAAGGTCACGTATAGGCTATGATATTCTCACCGCAGCGCAGAGTGCGTACAACGATGATAGATCGCAGTTGCCGGGGGCTGAGCAGAGGTCCTTGGAGTGGAGGCAAAGGACGAATGATCAGATACGGAGACTACAGTGAGTAACTTCGACCGAGAGGCTGTAAACGCATTTAAGAACGAGCCTTGGCCTTGGCAGAAAGGTGTTGAAGTCACTGCGTCTGCGGCCAATCTCCCCCCTCTGTACATATCTGGGTTCGATCCGTCCTTATCTGAAGGGCGACTGACTGTCGCTGCTGGTGAGGCTGCTATTGGAAGTAACCGGGTAACCACTGACGAGACTCTGATCGTTGAGTCGATGCACGTAGTCAACCGGATAGGTTCTGCAAGTTACTACCTGTACCTGGACTCAACTAGTAGCTTCTTCGTTGATGTCATTGCTCCTGAAGTTGATGAAGCGACAAGGGCTCTATCTCATAAGTTCAGAGACGGGCGATACATTCTCTACTTCGA